GCTGGATAGGCGCCGTTATCCCAAAACATCTCAGGGATATTTGATTGAAGTGACTTGTTACCGATCCGAGCGTACTCGACTTCTGTGAGCGGCTTCATGGCGTACTCTTGGGTGCCGACTTGGATTGTTGCAAAATCAACACGCATGGGACGAGTCGTGATGGATCCACCAGAACCAAGCAAATAGCTTGATGTACCTGGCGTTAACGTGATCGAGGCTTCTTTTTTCTGTTCATAAATGAGCAAGTTTTCATTGCTTAGGCTGTCTATGAGTGCATTTAAAGTGACAAGGCCGTCAGACGCTTCACCCGCTTGAAGTGACTCTCCCGGTGCGATTGCGCCGATTAACCTAAGTGATGATGTGATTAACTCGCGTCCTGTCATTCATTCCCCTTGTTTTGTGGTTTTGCGCCCGAAAGCCATTGACCTTCGGGCGCGTACCGTAAAACTAATTAGCCCAAGATCTTACAAGCCCACTCTGGACGAAGTGCGGCCCAGCCGTACATCACGTCCATACGACATCGGAACTTGTCGTTCGAGAAGTCGAAGTCACGAACCACGCGCAAGCTGATGCCAGTTTCTGGGTCTGTTTCAACCGCAGAAAAGTGCACACCTTGTGGGAGTTCGAGTGGAACGAATGCAAGACCGAAAGACTGTTCGTGCATCAGGAGGTTGTGAGCAGTAACTGCAGAAGTACCGACAGAAGCACCACCAAGGGTGAAGCTCAGAGCGGCGTTATCTGCTGGAGCTGCGACAACGTTCTGGAGTGAACCAGAGCTATAAATCGCAGGACTGATCACGATGGTACAGTTACCTGAACCGTCAGACGAAGCATCGGCAGTCACAACGAATTGTTGAAGCTGACCGGTGTCTTGCTTAGTGATTGGGTTACACTTGTTAACGCCAGCGATAGAGAAAATATCGCCCGCTTTAACGCGGTTTGCAGCGGCAGCCGTCCAGCCGTCAGTGATGAGGGATGTGGTTCCGTTTGCAACCGATGCCATGTTCACAAGCGGAGTACCTCCGCGCTGACCAGATGTGTTGGAATACACGTTTTGTGCAACCATCCACTCACCGCCAGCAGCAACACCCATCACGCCGCGCTTATATTGTTTTGCAATTGAATCGCCATCTTGGAAAAGGCCTTTCAATGCGTCAACAATTGAAGTCGAAGCCGCCGGGTTGATCAAGTAAGAGTACTTATCGTCTTGTGGGCCAGCTGACTCCATGACTTTTTGCTTGGCTTGCAAGTAAGTGAGGAGTGCGCTTGGAGTGGTCGCAGCAGTACCGACAGCGTTATAGACCTGCTTTGCAGCAAGGGTCAAACCGTCGATATCTACTTGGTTCACGAGTGCCAAAGCAGCTGGAGAAAGATAGCGGCTAGAGAACTCATCGATGCTCAAAGTCAGGTCGCTTGACAAGAAGTCAAAACCAACGTGCTTTTGAGTGTCGATTGACAATGTGACAGAATCTTCGGTCACGTCTTGAGCTGAGTAAGTCGCGCCGCTTGTTACTGTGAAACGGTTTGGCTTACGGATTTTTTCTGAGGTACCGATCTTGGCACCTTTTTTAGCGAAGTCTTTAGAATAAGATTTATCGACGTTTGCCGAGAAACCCATTCCGTTTTTAAATTGCATGAGCGCTTCTTTAGCGATCATGCTTGGGGTCAAAATACTATTTGCCATTTAAGGACTCCTTAAAACGGCAGCCTCTCAGCGCCGCTTCATTTGTGCGCGCCGACGCTCAACGTATTCGACAAATGTGAGCTCAGGGTCGTCAAGCTGTCGCAATGCCGTCCCCTTCGTTCCACCTACCGGTTCAATTGGTTTCGGTGCGCTGGTTGTTTTTTTTGTTTCTTTGGTTTCTTTTTGTTCAGAGGCTTTAAGAGCAATTCGCGCTTCGATCTTCCCGATCTCACGAGCAGCCGAAAGCGGGCCAAGTTTTACGATTCGTTCAAACTCAGCTCTATTTTTTGCTAGCTCATAGGCGACTTGCGGCCCGAAATCAGACTCAAGGATTGCGGCTTGAATTGCCGGAGTAATCGGAACATCTTTTGCATCATCCAAAACCTCATCGAAATCATCGACAGTTTTAGCAAAAGCATTCTTGCGCTCATGATAGGCTTTAAAAACCTTTTCCTGTTCGCTTAGAAAGTTCTTTTTATCGGCTTCAATTTTAGCTTTTTTCTCACGCTGATCGAGTTTCCAATCCGTTAAGGCATTGATGTACTCTTTATGCGTTTCGAAATCGTCCGGGCTTGGTTCAGCATCGTCCGACTTTGTAACCGCTTGCTTTGCAGGTTCTTCTTTCTTTTGGTCATTTGGCGCTTTTAGTGCCTGAGACTTCCAGTACTCGATTTCTTGCTCAGCCGCCTTTTGGCGTGCGGTCATTTTGTCGATTTTCCGCTGAAAACCGCCCTTTTTCTTCCCTTTGTCTTTACCAGACTCCTCGGCTTCATCTGATTCATCAGAATCAACCTCATTGTCTCTGGCCTCTGCTTCTAAGGGTTCCGAGTCCTTAGTTTCTTTCTGCTCAGGTTTTTCAACCGGCGCGGATGTAACCTCGACCTTTTCGCCACGACGCAATTTTTGAAAATCACTAAAAGATAACGACGGGTCGCTAACATCTGTGATCACTTTTGTTTCGGGTGTATGGCTTTGGTTTTGTGTTTCGGTCATGGATTGTCTCCAAGGATTTGACCCGGTGATGGCCCGCCGGTAGGTTGTGGTTGTGTCTGCGGTACAGCGCCCATAGCGCCATTAGCGGACTCAAAATTTTGTGAAGGTTGTGGGTTTTCGTTTGCCGGAATTTGCGGCAGTAGGTCGATGTGCTGCTGGATTCGTCCGATTTCGGCGGTGAGTACTGCAAGCGAGTCTTTGGCGCTTAGTTTCGCGCGTTCGATCTCTAGCTCAACCTCGAGCTTCTTAAATTCGATTCGCTCTTTTGATTGAAGCTCGACAAGTTTTTGCTCTTTTTCTTGATTCAATTGGTTAAGCTGCTTTGTCAGCGCTTCGACCATTTGACTCATCTGCTGCATTTGAGCCTGAATTTGTGGTGGAATGTCTTTGCTGTTTTTGTCATCAGCCAAACCTGGTGGAAGGGTCTTTTTAAGACGCTCTGCGATCTCTTGAGCTCCTGGCCAATCCATGTTTTTGGCAATGATGTCAGGTGCCGCTTGCATGATCTGAGGAGCGGCACGCGCCATCTCAAGCATTGAGGAAACCGCTTCCTGGCGCTTGGTCTGGAATGATGGGCCTGTATCGATTGTCACGTCGTACTTGCCGACACTCATGTCATACATGACTTGTTTTCCGTTTTCTTCAAACGGACGATTCAGATGGACGACGCGCTCATCACCCTCATCGCCCAAAATTCTTGCAGTCTGTTCTGTGTCATAAACGTAAGGGATGATGTCGTTTAAGATTCGGCCTGTATGACGAATGGACTTGTTTAGATTGTCAATGAAGTGAAAGTTTGATGTGTTTGACTGCGCCGTTCTTCGCTGAATGGCGACGCCAGACGTCTCATTTGATTGATTTCCAAGTGCCGCATCAAAAACTCCGGTTGATGCTTTTAGGTCATCGCTTGCTAACATCCGAGCGTTAGTAATCGCCTGAGTTGAGATATCAGACGACGCACGCTGTGGCGGTGGCACGACCTGATTGCCCACGATCATGTTGTAAGGAAGGTATGAGTTATTTTTACGATTCGCCGTCTTCCAAATGTTTTCAAATCCTTCGATTTGTTTTGGATCAGCGATGAATGGGGCTTTAGGAGCAAGTGCGATGGCTTCAGCTTCAGCAGACGCCATGAAGTTGTACATGCGGGCCGGGTCTTTTGCGTCTCTTGTGATGCCCTTTAAGATCCGCTTGCCATCGATGTAAATGTCTTTCCCGTAGCACGGGATGATTGGGATGTATTTTCCTGGGAATGTGGTCTTTTCTAAGATCTCGGCGCCGTTTAATTTAATCCAAGCGATTTTCGGGATTTTGGTTTCGCGCTGATCTTCGATCGTAACGCCATCCGGAAGCCCGATCTCATCAACTTTTGACTTTAGGACTTCTTCGCCTGTTGATAAAAGAAGTAGAGTGTCCGGAACGTATTTCTTATAAAAGTACTCGGCGATTCGAACACTACCGCCAGGAAGCCATACCGGGGCTTGATCGCCAATAGAGAGTAGACCGTCTTGTCCGGCTAGTTTTGATTTTGGATAAGTGAGGTCGTATTGCTTTTTAGAGAGGTCATCAAAAACGAATCCAAACTCAGCATCGGATCCGTCTGGAAGCTTGCTTAATGGGTCAAGGTAAGCAGAGAATGGATTTTTAATTTGAACGATCTTTGCTTCTTGCTTAAATGACGTAGGGTCACAGTACTCGGTGATCACACGCAAGTAGCCAAATCCACCCATGACAGCGAATTCAAACGCGTTCGCGTAAGCAATGTCGGCATTGGAGTCGTATTCAATGTGGCGGATCAGTCCTTGGCGAACTTTTGCCGTTTGAATGTCGGCCTTGTCATCAACTGGACTTACCTTGATTGATGGCTTATTTTGCCGCTGATCATTTGTGATCTGGTTTACTACCTGGGCCATGCGGTTGATAACCAGGCATGGTCTACCGTCTTCTCGACGCTCGTTTTTAATGTCCTGGGGCCACTGGTCGCCAAGAACAAATTCGATATCGTCTTTAGCTAATTGTCGGTTTGCTGATTCAGCCTGAACACATTGCGAGAATCGCTCTATAGCTTCCCGGTGCAATGCCTCATCGCTTGAGTCGTCATTGGCATTGTCGCTCGGATTTATTTCTTCGGAAGTTTGCGCCACAAATTAAAGTTTGAGGCTGAAAAATCTTTACTCTATGTATAAGGGATGTTTACAAAATGTATAGGCAGGCGGTAATGTGTACGGCAAGATGAGTGATGAAATTAAAGCCACATGGAACCTAGACAAACAAATAACGGTTGCCAAGTTTAGCCCCGAAAAGGAGTTGGAATTAAGACTAGAAGGCTACGCGCGTGCGATTGAGATGCTTAAGGCCATACCTTGCGCATACGGCGACGCTGACAGCGGCCTGTGTGAGTGTTACGGCTGCCAGCAGAGAGGTGGGGCCAACTACCTCGAGGAGAGCAACCCGTGGAAGAAATGAAACCCGGTCGTGAATTAGACGCGCTTGTTGCCGAGAAGGTGATGGGTGTTGTGTGGTGTACGATGCCAAACGACCCAGCAATTGGATACGTTGTTCATGGAACCACTGGACAGACTCACTCGGTTCCTCAAATGATCTGGTCTGGGACGGGCTGGGTTTATGAAGGCATCCCATACTACTCCGCCGACTTCACAGCGGCTTTTACGGTCGTTAAACAAATTTCTAAAGGTGGCTACCCGTGGCCATTCAGAGAAATCATGCATGAAAATGCAGACGTTGATGAAATACCTTTTCAGATTTGTCTCGCAGCATTGAAGGCGGTGGGTGAATGAAAGACGCTGAAACAATTGATAGCATAATGGAAAAAGTGCCAGAAAGAGTTCGTTATCGTTGGTGCGTTTCCAGATGGTGCGCGTGTCTAGGATGTGTAAACAATATGGCCAAAGCCGATCTTTCAAAAGAAGAATGGGAGTCATGGGTTGCTAGAAACCCCAAGCCCACTAAAGGCGGTCGGGAGTGAATAAGCGTGAATTCAAGAAGACTTTAATGCAAAATCCATCAACTCATTTCTATAAATATATGCCGAATGAAAACCAGTGGGTTAAAGAAACGGATTTGAATAATATTTCAAACGGCCCACGTATAGTAATGGCCAAAGCAGATTTTTATTTTTTCAAAGAAAAAGTTCGCCAAATAGAGCATGAGAATAAAGAAATGAAGCGGGTTATTGATGCCCATATCAAAAAGACGCTGGGTTAACTAACCCATCCACCCCATGGATCCTCCGCCGTGATCATACGTCTGAATCGGCTTTGGTTTGCTCTTTTGTGTTTTCATTAGCGCT